ATTTCTAGTAATGTATATAAGGCAGCGTGAATTTTATAACTAGGGAGTTTTGTTTTGAAGAATTCTTCTAAGTTATAATATTTTTGAACTTCATTAATTAAATTATACTTTTGTCTTTTTAAAGCACCTCTATTTAAATGCTTTGAAGATTCAATTACTGAATTAATTACTACTTCAGCTTTACCTTCTGTTAAATTTTTGTGTTTAGTTAAAGTTTCATACAATTTATATTCTCTTCCTAGTTCAGTTTTTACAAAGTATTTTTTAAGTATACCAGTTGCTTTAGAATCTTTACCTGATAAGGTATCAGCCGTAATTTGTCTAACTAAAAGTTCAAACAAGATTCCTGTATTTTTATACTTAGAATGTTTAATGTTCATTCCCAAAGATTTTGTTATAAATATATAAAGATTTTTATTCCTTTAATTTACTTTCATCTAATAGTGATTCTTTATTAGTATCTTTATTAAAAATTATTTTTTTCTCTAAAGATTCTAATAATGTTTTATTTTTTGCCTTAATTTCTAAAGCTAAGGGAGAAACATCTTTTTTAGGTCTACCATATCCTTCTTGATCATCATTTTTCATTGCATCTCTACCTAATCTATCTTTACCAAAAGCATTATCTTGAGTATTAATATTAGATACTTTTTCTTTTGGACGACCTAAAGGTTCTTTTTCATTATATCCAGTAGGAACATCCATACTATCATATCTTCCTTTACCATATAAATAAGCTAAGTCATGAGGTGTACCATAGGATTTACCTGTTTCTAAAGGATCATTACCTTCGGCTTCAATTTGTTTAAGTCTAAAAACACGTTTTTGGTCTTGAGTAATTAAATCTCTCATTTCCTCATATTGGTCTTGGCTAAAGTGGAATATATTTTCATAAATCCAATCTGATGAGAATAATTTGGTTTCAGCCATTTGTGCTGCTAACTCCATTTTTTCTTTCATCAAAGCAATCTTTTCTTGGTCGTATATAATAGAAGGAGTAGTTAATGATAATTCAAAATTAGCTAAACTATCGGAGGTATAACCTTGAGTATATAAATGAACTAAAGCTATTTTATACAATTCGGATAATATAATACGTTGTAATCTATCAATTGTACGAGCAAATCTAATATCTTCAGCAGCTAATGTTGCTTTACCTTGTAAATTCTCATCATAACCCATATATGCTTTTGGAACTTTTAAGGCCGCGAATACTTTATCTCTTAAGTAAGTAACATCTGCAATACCATCATATTGTAAACCAGGTGTAGTTTCAATTTTAGTTGTTGTGTCATTACCACGAATTGGAATATAAAAATCTTCCAATAAGTTTTGCATATTATATTTTAAATTATAATCTCCTGTTTTACTATCCATTAAAGGAGTACGCTTCATTGTAGAAATAGTTTTCTGCATAAAGTTTTCTACTTCATTTGGAGGAATAGAACCAACGTTAATATAGAATATACGTCTATCAGGAGAACGAGCAATTCTATGAATTAACATAGCATCTTCTGCTAATGAATATTGTTTAAATAATCTACGTGCTGGTTCTAAGTATGAACGACCATAAGGTAAATAATTAACATCAGTCATTAAACGGAAATGAGCCATTTCATAGTTATCAAAATAAATAGCTTTATCATTATAACTATCTTGGGTTTGGTTTGGTAAACTATAATATCCTGTATTAGCTGAGCCACCATAAATTCCATCAGGTGAATATCTAAATCTTATTGCATTTGGGTGTTCTTTATCGTAATTTTCTTGTCTTTCAATATGATAAGCAGTAAAGGGAATTACATTATAAACACCATATTTTTCAGCAATTTCTAATTTAAGGAAAAAGTCACCATATTTACACATTTGGCGAATCCAAGACCATAAATTAAATTCAATATTTAATACATCATAAAATAAGTTATAAAGGATTTGTTGTATATCTTCATCACTAGATCTAATTTGTAAAACTTCACCCATTTCATTTTTAAGAGTAGATTCTTCAGCTATAATATCAAGAGCCGAAGCAATAATGGCATCATTATCCATTACATCATAATCTGAATATATATATGATCTTAGGTATTGGTAGTTAATTCCTACTTGCTGGCCATATAATGAAGTTGATGATGGGGAATAAATTCTATTGAATCTATCTATTAAAGAATTATTTGCAACATCTCCTGATTGCTGAATTGTATTAGTATCTAAAACTTTTAACTCATTTCCTCCTGTATTCCTGATAATTACATCAGTTGAAAAGAGTCGTTTTAATCGGGTAAATAATTTAGTATCTGCCATTTTATGTTTTTATTATTATAAATATTATAGTATCCAGCTAATGTCTTCTATTCCGCCATATGGATTTTGAATTTGATATGGGTTTTTCATATTGTTTGGGTTATAAACACCTGTGTGAGTGATTTTACTCATATTACCAAGTGCAGCGCGGGTCATGTCATGAGACATTTGTTGAAATTTTAAGGATGTATCTCTTAAAAACATTCCCACACCAAAACTCATTACTAAATCATCATTATAACCAGATTGAGCTTCTGGTCTACCATTTTTCCAAATAAATACTTTCATTTCCTCTAATAATCGTTTTGAACGAATTGTTACAGAACGATCACCAACATACTCTCTAAATTTATTTATTACTAAAGGTCGTGTTCTTAATGACATAGTAAATCCAGGTGTTAAATCTGAACCTCCTTCAAATACTCGTAAGTATGAATCAGCTGTTAATTGGTCGGATTTTGGTGAATGATATAAATTTCGATAACCTCTCTCAATAATAGCATCTAATGTTGCCCAACCAATTGAAGCATTTTCAACTACCAACATTGCATTATTATATTCGGAAGCTAAACCAACTAAAAAATAACCAAATTCTTTAGGTGGTAATTGTCCTTTGTATTCGGCTACTTGTGTATTAGTAGCAATATCAATAACATGAGCTGCTGATGAGTCTTTACCATCACCACGAGCAACGTCAGCCACTATCATATACTCACGTGTATAATCTGCTGGTTCCCATACCCAAAGGTTTTGATCTGCTCCTCTACGCTCAATTGGATCTTTAATTGTTGTTTCTTTTAAAAATTCAATCCATTCAGAATAAAATACTACATCACCTGATGTACTAAAGTCACAATCACATTCTTGTGATGCTAATCTTGGGTCACCTAATAATTCATCTTGACGTTTTCTCCAAGCTTCATCTCGTTCAGGATGGACATACCAAGGTAATTTAATTGGTAAAAAATCATTTTCAGCATTTTCTGCTGATACCCATGTTTTATGAAACCAGTTTCCAGTTCCATAGGGAGTAGATAATACAATTGCTCCACCACCAGTTGCCAATGTTTGTTGAGCTGAGGCCCAAATTTCGCCAATTTGTTCAATAAAGGCCGCCTCATCGACTATTAGCAAAGATACTGCTTCTGAACGACCTGCATCCGAACTTGCTGAGGTTGCTTTAATTTGAGAACCATTACTTAATCGTAATGAAAGTTTATTATTTTCTTCTGCTTGTATTTTTAACCATGAAGGTAAGTTATCAAACATAAACTTAACTTTTGTAACCATGTTACGAGCAGTTTCTTGTTTAGTTGCAATACAAAGTATATTTTTATCTTTATGAAATAACATTAACCATAAAGAATAACCTGCTGCTAATGTTGATATACCTAACTGGCGAGATTTTAATACAATGGAATATGGATTATCTCTAAATAAACGTAATGTTTTTTCTTGGAAAGGATATAAATTAAATATTACTCTACCACGTTGGGGGTGTTGAATATGACAGTATTTTTTCATAAAGTGAGCAGGATCTTGCAAGCACTTTACATACTCTTGTCTAATTATTTCTTTTAAATCTTGACTCATATTATTTAGAGATTCGCCAATAAATACTAGCATTCAACATAGGTTGAAGTCTATTATTGGCTCCTACTCCTACTTTATAAATAGTTTTTCCTTTATTTTCATATAAAGCATCTAATGAAGCATAATTTCCAATTAAACTAAAGGTAGGACCAACAAATAAAGCATGTTTTTTAACAACTTGTTTGGTAATAGTAGTTTCTATTATTTTATGTCTTACAGAAGCTAATAAATCGCTTTTAATAGAATCTAAAGGACACATTGAATATATTTTAGTATAAAAATAAGCAGTAAATGAGTCTGTTTTATATTCAAAAGTGTCATGAGTTACATATTTTTTAGTATCAACAATAATAATATTTCCTGTTGAATCAATTATTGTATCATGAACATAATAAGGAACAGGAACTGGTTTGATTTTGGTTTTGCCTTTTACTTTAATTGTATCATGAACATAAGATGTTTTAGTAAAAGTATCAATATTAGTAACAATAGTATTTTCGGAACATTTAGAAAGCCAAATGATAATCGCAACTAAAATTGCTATAACTATATAAGGAAAACCTTTTTTCATATTATCCAAT